GTCTGGTTGTCTACGTGATCCATTTGTTTTTACCAAGCGCTTCCATACGAGTGCTGTGAATTGCGACTTTGACTTGCGTATGGACTTAGCTAACTCACGTGTAACATTAAGTGATTGTCTTGCTTTACACTCAACATAAAAGTCTATGCCGTTCCAGTTAAATAATACGTCACCCTTGTCGTTCTTCCCACCTTCCGCAATCCTAGAACCGTTTAACATCTTTGCTACGAACGTCTCTAGTTTAGTTCCCTGTTGTTTTTGCTTTGACATTACTCTTCCTTTTTAAATAATTTCCTGCCTTTAAGTGCTTTAGGTGAATTAAGTATCTTAGATATAGTGGTAATGTAATCGATCATATCTGCTCTAGGTAACCTACCATAATCTATTTGTGTACCACGTGAGACGAATGAGTAACTAAAGTAATCATACATATCGTGTACGACTTCCAATTCACCCACTCCTTTATTAGTAACGATACCGACTCTAACCCCGCCATAGTGGGGTCCAGGTTCAGTAGGAAATGAAGGATCTTGTTTTAGTATAAGCTGTACTAAGTTAGATTCTTGTGCTGTATCGTAAGGAAAAAACTCTATCTTACTAGATTCATTCTCTTCTATACAATAAGTAATAGCTTCTAGGAAACTATCGCACTCGTCCATCATATCCCATACGTTACGTGCGCCTCTTGATTCTAATACTTCTTTCATTAACATAACTCTAGTTGAATATGATCATCAAGTCTATTTAAAAGCTCTTGTTTTTTTTTCTGATCATTTAATTTATACATACGTACACTACCTTTGTGACTGTGCTTGCTGCACTTCTCACCAAGTATGTAATCTTCTCCATGTTCTGCACGCATTTCTGATATTCTATTTCTTGCTGACCAACCAAACTCTATAAGTTCAGTAGCACAATGCCACTCATTATCATTAAGTAACTGCAAGATCTCATCTCTCATAGTCATTCTTCCTCCTCCTTTGGTTCATACCATTTGTAACGTAATGTTAATTCTGTACCTGCTGCAATGTGATCTCTTGTAAAGATGTAATGATACCTTTGTACTTCAACTCTTTGTAAGTTAGAATCTTTTGCATGATTAATAAATCCACCAAGTGGTGTACGATGTAGCTTCTTAGTTATATAATCTTCTACGTGTGTTATGCCTAAGCACTCACCCATAGGTATATCTTTTAATGTAAATAAACCCAAGCCATCTATTTTGCTAGGTTTTATAGTTAAATATTTAGGAAGTGGACGATATGTCATTGCCCAAATCAAAGTCTTCATCAGGATCATTATGCTTGTTAATCATAACTTCCATAACCATCTCTTTAAATTCTTCTGAACCAACTTTTATACTTGGTCCATCAAACGGATTCTTGCTCACCTTCCACCTCTTCCCTTACATCTATTGGTATGTGCTTTGGTGCATTTTCAAACTCAATGTCCTGGAATACACCTGCACTGTCAACTTTTATTATTATTGTAAACATTAAAAAGGTGCTTGACCTTCTGCTATCTCATCTATTGGTTTTGCTTTTGGCATTTGTGGCATAAACCATTCTTCAGGTGCTTGCTTTGCTGCATTAAAACTCTCCATGTAATAGATACGTGGGTTACCATTGTCACAATCTTTATTCTTACACTTCCAATCAGGATAAGTTTCCTTGATCTTACCATTAGCTTTGTCTAATCTGTTGTCCCATAGATCACTATTGCAGCTTAAACATTTAGGTTCGATTGTACCAGTAGTAACAACCTTCTCTTCTACTACTACACCGATTGCTTCCAATACTTCTGTTGTAGATTTATTCTCTACATCCTGTACTGCACCCTCTGTTTTCTTTTGTACAGATTGTGGAGGAGTATAGCTATTGCTATTGCTAGTTTTAGCTACACTCTTGGTAACTTGTTGAGTAGGTTGTTGTCCCGCACTACTCTTCAAGTTCTCCACCTTCTGCATTTCTGTAACTGATGGTCTTGCTTTTGCTGTATAGCCGAACCAGTTTGCAAGTCCACGTCCTATCGCAGATGTCTCTGCGTTTTCAATCCATGATGTTAAGTTAGCACCTTTAGGACCTTGTTGATCCTGTGCTATACCTGTTGCTACAGGATTTATATCTTCTAAATCTTTATATATCATAGCTCTAACAACTATGCTTTGATGATCATCTGATATGGATAGATGTTCTGTATAGACTCTACCATTAGGATTGTTCTCCCAAAACTTGGCTAGTCTATCTTCTACTTGATCGTATTCTTCTTGCCAACCCATCAGTCGTTCTCCTCCTCGTTAATATCTTGTTCTTTATCTATATGGTATTCTACCCATACTTTTGTTTTTTTACCAACACTATATTGTTTTAGTAAATCTGTAATACTTAATTCCATGTGGTTAAATATTATATCAAATACTTTTTCTGCTTCTTCAATATTACTTGCAGTAATTATAAAGTCTCTTGTACTGTGATCAGTAAACATTACCTTCACATCTTTGTCCATTGAATGTGGTTTACTCACTCTTCTTCCTTACCCACTTCATCTAATGTGATCTCTCCTTGTGCTAATTTTATAGCTTCTAACATTTGCTCGTTGTAATCTTCAACAAACTTTATTGATAACTTTTGTACTTTATCAGGACGATGGTGATTAAGTTTTAATGAAGTCTGTGTTACCTCTTGACCACCGCATGCGTTAGCCATAGCTATCGCCCACTTTTTCATCTCCTTTTTACTTGTAAATATGTTCATGTATTAATCGCCACCACGCTCACCACGTACAAACACATAGTGTATTATGTCATTCCATAATTCAAACTCATAAATGTATAGATCATTTGCTTTTAAATAATCTTTCAGTTCTTTTATAGAATCAATATACATTGGTTTACCATTGCGGCAGACTAGAAACTTAGCACCAGTCTTAGCAACAGATGTACGTAATTCAGATAACATATAATCATCTACTATTGCAGTCATTCTTACCTTTCCACTCTTAATTATATACACAAAAAAGTAGATATCAAGAATTTTATACAAAAAACAGCAAACTTAACTATGTCAAATTTGCTGCCAAAGACGAAGGTAAAGGAGGAAACCCGTCGCCTAAGAAAAGAGTTGCATATAATTATACCATATGGTATCTTAGATAATGTAGTTAACCTTTATTCAAGGTAACTCCTTCCCAATTAGGAAGAACCTGGTCTAGCCCGACCAGGTTTTTTCTTTATACGATCTCTAAATTATTGTGACCATTCTTATCTACAACCATAGTCACTACACCTTGCCTAGTTTTCTTACCTGCTTGCTGCTCAAAGTAAGTACTCTCATCTAAGCTAGGTACTTGAATCCAGGTTCGTGGATCATGTACTTGTCTAAAGTGATGGTAATGTCCTGTGACTAGAATCGACGAGGATCCTGCATGAAAACCACCAAAGGTTTGATTCTTCCACCAGTTCATAAGTTTATTTTCTACAGTACCACTGAACCCTGCAAGATGTCCATGCGTAAAACTCATGTTGGTTCCACATACATTTAAAGATAGATGTGGTTCATCAGGTATAACAAACTTTACATGATTGTATTGTGGTTTGTCTGCAAAGATCTCACCTATTTGTTCAAAGACTTCTATGTCATAGTTATCCATACCACCTGTTGGTGCTACACCTTTAGTAGTACGCTTCTCTCCATGATTACCTGGTACTGCACCTACTACTACAACATCAAAGTCTTTAGACCATTCAACCAATGCTTTAGCAATAAGTCTTCTAGCTAATTTCATTTGATTACGATAATCTAACTCGACTCCGTTAGGTCCCATTGCTTGTGGGTAAAACCCTACGCACCCTTCGACTATATCTCCTAATCCTACAACAGTAAGTTGATCCATCTCTACTCCTGCTTTACGTAAAAAGTTATATCGATCACGTACTAGATCTATCTTCTCTAAGAATCTTTTAACAATAGCTTCAGTACCTTCACCATCTCTCTTGCCTAGCTGTAAATCTGCAACTGCAACAAAGAAGCTAGCTTTAGTTTTCTTTACTTTAGGTTTTGCTTTACGCTTGTAAGACTGTATCCATTTTTCGATTCGAGTGTAATCTTCTTGATCTATTGTTGCTTCTGTTGCAACTATCTGTGCTTTGTATGCCCATGCTTGATGTATCTCTCCCTTACCAACGTTCATATCCCACGTAGAAACTCTTAATGTATCGTTGACTATTGCATATTTTTTGGGATCGAATCCCCATTCTTGTAGAAGTTCATCAAATTCAGGAGTAGAGCTAGTCATAGCTCTTGATGTTATGGTTCCTGTTTTAGTTTTATAATCAAACTTTACGCCAGGTTCCCAACCATTCGGGTGCGTAACGCCCTCCTTTACTTTATTGTGTGCTACGTCCTGTTGGGTTTCGGTAAGTTTACTTACCTGCGAGTTGTTTTTTTGCATACTCTTTTAACACTACTATTACAGCACCGCCACCTGCAATTGCTGCAGCTTCAAGTGTTGTAATGTTTAGATCCATTGCAGGTCCAACCAACAAAGCAGAACCGAATGCTTCGATGAATGTCCATACAACTTTTTCAACAAGTTGCTTTAGTTCGTCACTCATATTACTCCAATCTATATAATAGGTTTTCCTTTTAGCTTACTGTCAATGCGTGTCACTTTTTCGTGAATAGCATGTAACATTTTACTATCGGAACTTTGTTGTGGTGCTGCTGCACCATCAAGATTGATCTTACTGACCTCTAATGTGACTGGTTTACCTTGTAGTAATACTGCTGATACTTTTCTATACATACGTTCATAAGCATTACGTGACTGTCCAATCATACCGTCTTTACCTAAGTCAAGGTCTTGTTGAGTATTTCCTGTGAGTATACAACCTGACGTGTGTTCATCTGTGTTACCTGAATGAATCAGTATGTATTTAAAGTCAGGTACATCTTGTAATTCAAGCATACCGTAGTGTGCATTCTTATATCTTGCGCTGTACTTAGTGTGAAATCCACCGACTTTTCTAAATTTAATTTGATATGTACCTTCAGGTATGCAGGTTTCGTGCATTACTTTAACTGCTTGGTACTGATCTTCGAGTGTATAGCATTCAAACTTACCGTCAATGAACATCATTCCATTGGTAGCGTCAATGCCAAACTGTGTTCTTACAACTTGTATCTTCATTTAGACTCCCTGTTTACATCATTATAGTCTAAACAATCAGGATTTGTACAGAATAATTTATAAGGTTTTATCTGTACTTTAAGTGGTTGTGAGCATTTAGGACAAGATACTTTCAAAATATATTATCTGTACTTAATAAACATGACTACTTAGTCATTTTCTTCTTACGTTTAGAAGAATATCTTTTTTTCTTTCCTGTTTTACTGTAAGGCATTATCTGCTCACTTTCTTTTTATTCTTATCTTCAGGTTTATCTTTACGTAAACCTATTGTTAATAACCATAAACCTATTGATATAAGTATAGCAATGCCTACTATATCTTTAGCTGTTCCTGTCAAAGTTAACCATGCTATAAAAAAACCTAGCAAAGTAAACGTTTGTGCAATAGTTTCTTTAAGGATTTCTCCTAACCAATTAATAAATTTTTTTATGTACTTCATATTCTACGTCTTATTCTAACGGGTGACACTTGAAGACTAGCTACAATTTGCGAAGCTATGATTACTGGTACTACAACTTCTTGTGCTTTTTCTTTTTGATCGCTTGTCTTATC